GTTTTAATGGAAAAAGAAACCACGCTAAACGCGGATGACTTATTGAGATACAAGTTTGCCACAGAGATAATTGACGATCAAAGCGAAGTTTTGGAAAGCAAAGCAGTCGCCTACAATGCGAAGGCGATGGCGATGGTGAACCAAGATTATGCAGACGTTTTAGTATTCAATGAATCGGGCGAAATACTAATGGTTCAAAGAAGCCTGACGGATAGCTTCGAGGGTGGAAAGTGGGCGTTTGCAGGTGGAAAGATAGAAGAAGGTGAGACCCCTGAGATGGCAGCGCGTAGGGAGTTGAAAGAAGAAACGGGTATTGATGGCAATGCTTTGCTTTTTATCGAAACAATCGAAAACGAAGATGGAACAAAAAGCCATTACTATGCTACTACCACAAAGCAAGATGTAGCAATTAACGAAGAGATGAATGCTTACAAATTTGTAGGCGTTGACGAGATTGCGTCAATGGACGTAATAAAAGGCCAAGGCGGCCGATATATCAACTTAACCCAAAAAATAATGGAGTTAAAAGACATGCTGGCCACATTGAAAGGCTTGAAAAACATGATAATGGGCGGCACTAAAAACATGGCCGTTACCTTATCTGATGGTACATCGCTTTACATTTATAGCGATGACGGAGAGTTGGCAGGCAAACGCGCTGTGCTAGCTGATTCCGAAGGTATGCCAACGGAGCAAGTTGCGCCTGTTGGAACACACAAGTTATCCGATGGCCGCGAGATAATCGTTGGCGAAGGCGGTGTAATTGAAAGCGTAGGCGAAAGCGAAAGCGAAGCGTCTGCTGCCAAGATTGCAATGGCTGAGGAGGAAGCTAAAAAATTGCAGGAGCAAGTTAGCGGACTTCAAACCGCGATGGAAGAGAAGGAAAAGGAAAATGTAGCGTTGAAAGCTCAGTTGGTTGAGTTCACTGCGAAGATTCCTGAGCTTGAAAAAGCACTTTCTGAAATCACTGACGGAGGTCGCCCGTCTGCTTTTAAGATGAAGGCGCAAGCAATAGAAGAGGTAGACTTCTCGAAACTACCAAAAAGCGAGCAATTGAGGTTGCGCGCTATGAATGAGTTCAAATCTAAAAATAGCTAAGAAATGGCAAATCCGACATTTAGTAATTTAACGTATGCTGGTGAGCATTACGCGGAGGTCTTTGGCCCCACAATTTTAAACCCTGCTGGTCTAGTAGATAGCGAGCTTTGTACGCCAATCGACCGCAGCAAGTTCAAGCAAACCATCAATGAGATTGATGATGTAATTGCTTTACAAAATCCAACTGCGGCTTTTTCTCCTACGGGTACGGCTGCCGATGTTGACGAGGTAAATTTGACTACTGTACCAATGGAATTTCACAAGCAAATTTCACTTGATACAGTTCGCCAATCATGGTTTTCTGGCCAATTGCAGGCGGGTAGCTTGAATGACTACCAATACGATGCGCTTACAGATCGCTACGTTAGAGACGTGTATGTTCCTAAGTTGGTATTGGCTCAAGATGCTTTGGTATTAAAAGGAAAGACGTACAACGGACTTTCTTCTATTGCCGCGAGTATTGGGTCTTATACCTTTAGCGCATCATACACGGGGCTTTATGGTCTTTTAAATGCAAGTTCAGCAGTTCGCAAGATTGGTGTTGGTGCTTCTGGAAATCAGGTAACGGTTGCGAGTGTAACCAAAGGTACTACAACTACCTTGACATTGGCCGCTGGGTCTAATGCTCTTAGCAGAATTTTCGCTGGCAATATCGTTTCTATCCGTTTAGCGGCTGGAACTGGTTGGTCAGCCATCAATGTAGATGCTGAGGTGTTACAAGTTGTTAGCGATACGTCAATCATTATTGATGTTGACACCAATGCGTTGACTTCTGGGAATTACACTGGTAGCTCAGCGCGTGTTCGCTTCATCAATAGAAGCAACATCTTGCAAATCTTGATGAATCACTTGTCAAAAGTTCCCGTAGCTATTCGCAACGGTGCAATGAAAATTGCTATTCCTTCGCATTTGGCGGTGGAGTGGGCAGGCGCAAACGCAGCAGCCACAACTGATGCAGGTGCTTACACTACCTCTATGCAGTTGCAGTTCTTTGATAAAGCAATGGTTTACCTAGATAGCGCTCCTGCTAATACCTTGGGAACTTGGGAAGCCAAGAGAGTGTTCTACGGTTATGACATGGCTGACGATGCAAGCAAGGTAGAGGTCTTGTGGCAAGGTGCTACTGGAAACAAGGTGTATAACCTTAGAGGAGCAATGAAGACAGCGGTGGCAATTTCTAAGAAGTTCGCCAACGAGATGACTTTGACCACTCCAGAGTCTTAATATTAACAAGGGGGAGCAATCCCCCTTTTAAACTTACAATAATATGGCTTGTTTAGAGAGCTTAACAACGGGTTTCAACCCAACTTGCACGGCACTTAAAAAAGTTGCTGGCTTTGCGAATTTTGGCTATATCGGCACTATTTCGGATTTAGCATCCGTATCTTACGCGGTAACGGGTGTAGATGCTTTGACCTTTGATGCATCAAAAGTGTTGGTGAAATTCATCACAAAAGAAAGGCAAGTAACTGCTGAGAGTCCTATCAATGATAGGGGTGAAGGCAATTTCACTACTATTACGCATACGGTAGAATTGCCTATTTACTTCAATACTCAGGCTGAGATTGATTTGATAAACGGGCTACTTGACAAAGATCGTTTGTACGTTATCCTTCCAACTGCCTCGAAGCAATTTAGAGTTTATGGATTGGCCAACACTGGGCAGGATTTCGAGAACTTCGGATTAAAAGTATCTGGCGGTGCTGATGCAGCTGGTAAGGAGCTTCAAGATCAAAGTAGAATCAATTTAACTTTGACGGGCGAAATGCTGACCTTGCCTCTTTACTTTCTTGACACCGATTACGCTACTACGTTAGCTCTATTGGAAGGCTACTTAACCTCTTAATCTAGGATTATGTTGAAAGAAGAATTCAAAGGAAAGCAGATAAGCGTTAAGGGTTTATCTCTTTCTTTGCAGGAAGTTGAAAAGCACCCAAAGAAAGATGTTCTAATCAAACATTACAAATTGGAAAGCTATTTTCAATCCAAAAGCGAAGCAGCTAAAAAGTGATGCTGAATTTGAAAAATATGCTTGCGAGCATACAAGATTCCTTTGGCCAAAGCGGTAGATATTACCGCTTCGGCTCTTTGGATAATTACCCGAATGTGGTCATTGACACCTGTAACGATAGCCAAATGGCGAAGCGTTGCATAGATAGATTGAACCAGTTTACTTTCGGCTATGGCTTTAAAGATAAGGCGATAAGCGAAATAATGGTTAATGAAGATCAAAACATGGATTCATTTATCCGTCAGACGATAGGACAGATAAATTACATGAATGGCTTTGTTTGGTGTCATAAGTTAAATTACAAAGGGGAAGTTGAGAAGTCGTATGTTTTGCCAATCCAATGGGTTCGCAAAAGATTTGATGGGAGTTTTATTTATCGTGAGGGTTTAGGCGACCCCTCAGGCTACATTCAAGGGAGTTATACGGATTTGATTTTTCCATCTTATAATCCTAACCGCAGCCCTGAAGAGGTGAGGGAGATTATCGCAAATCAAAAAGCTCAGCATAGCGAGCAGATAGGATTCATTCAATATGAGTTTGTTCCTGGCGTTGGCTTGAATTATGACAAATATCCAGTTCCAACGCATGGCAGCGGACTGCCCGATTTGGATGCGGATGCCAAGCATAGTGTAGAAGAGCAGGCGTTGGCAGGCAATTCTTTCAAGGCTGAGGTTGTAATTGTAACGGGAAAGATCGACAAAAACAACAAAGACGAAAATGGCGATACTGCTTATGATCGGTTTGTTGACACTATACAAACGTATTGCAGCCCCGACGGTTTGCCCGTGTTGCATATCGAAAAGGAAAACAAAGATGACGATATAAGTGTAACTCCCGTAGATGCTAGTAATAGCAGGGAGGATAGATTGCATAGGAGTAGGGAGAGAGTGCAAAAAAACATTTGCGGAATGTTTTCCGTTCCCCCGATTTTGGTGGGCATAAGCACTGAAGGGAAATTAGGCGATAACCAAGAGATGGTTAACCATTTTAAATTGTTCAATTTAACATTGGCCGACAAGAGGGAGTTATTGCTGAGAGGTATGAAAAAGGCATTCCCGCAATTTTCCGAAGAAAGTTTAGAGATGGAATATCTCAATTTATTTTCGTTCATTCCTGACAGCGTTATTGCGAGGTTAAGCGATGCGGAGGTAAGAGAGATTTATGATGTAGCTCAGATGGAAGTTGTTGAGGAGTTAGATGAAAAAATAGCTTCGAGATTTGCCGAGTTTGGCGTGGGTGGTGTTCAAGGAATCTTGGGCATTCAAACGGGCGTATCTGATGGAACACTAAGCGATAGTAGTGCGATTGAGGTTTTGAAAATCATCTATGGATTTACCGACGAGCAAGCGGCAAAAGTTGTGGGTATAGATTTTAACGCACAAACTGGTGAGCAGGTTGCAAAGCCAGAAATAAACGAAGCCTTCCGGAACATTACTATGATGCAATTGCAGCGCATTCAAGGCATCATTAAGCGATATAACAAAGGCACTTTAACCGAAGAGCAAGCAAGGCAATTATTAATAAGTGGTTTTGGCATGACGGCTGAGCAAGCAGATGTATGGATTATAACACCCGAGGAAGATGGAGTTATTGATTAAAGCGGATATGCTTGAATTTGTCGAGTTCACCGAAAACGTATCTGACGTTCGGTTTAACCGCGAATTAAAACTTATAACCGATAATAAAGTTGCTCCGTTTATCAGTTACGAGTTGGTTGTAGCTATGAAGGCTTTGACAAGGGGCGATAACGAGGAGACACAGATTTATCAATTTTGGTTCAACTTCGTTCGGCCTTATTGCGTGTTTGCGGTTTACGAGAGGTTTGTTGTTACGCATGGAATTAATTTTGCGCCCAATGGAATTCTGGGTGTTCAGCAAGGAGGTATGCAGGCGAGCAATCCAATTGCCTACCAAGAGAGGGCGAATTTAAAGAAGGCAACGGACGAGTATTATCAGATTTATTTGAATAAGATGGTACGCGAATTTGAAAGGGTGCAAGGTACTTTTGATAGTGTAACTTATGTTTTAGGCGATTCTACAAGTTCGCAAAAAGATAGTGTCAGCGGCATTAATGCAATAGGAATTTCTCAAAGGGAAATGAACGAAAACAAGTTTAGATTATGAAAAATAAAGGACAGAGCGAATTTCAAGTAAATTCGATGGGCGGTGGCAATTTCCAAGTTTTGACAGGAACTTCCAGCCACGCAGGCAAGTGGACTGCCTTAATGATTTGCGATGGCGGTGCGGAATTTGATGAGGTAACTATCAATGATAACGCGCAAGTAACTACTAATTTTACACTTCCTGCTGGAGCTGTTTTACCCGGGTCTTTGATTACTCAATTCAAACTTGCAAGCGGAACTGTTTTAGCGTTTAATGCAATAGAGAGTGTTTAGATTTGGGCTACAGCTAAAGAGCAGGGTGCTTGGTAGCGATTTAATTCAAGCCTACCTAAACAGGGTGATTGCCGATGGCGGTGAAAACCTACTAAGCAAGGCTGAGATTGAAGCTTTGCTGCCTCCCGATTGGCAAAATGCATCCTTTCTAAACATACCAAGTGCGCGAAAAGCGGGTACACTCTATTCAATTATAGGAAGCGATTTTACTGTAACAAGGCCGTCATCAGCTATTGAGTTTAAGAGTACAAATCAATACGGTAGTGTGATAAATGCCATGCCGAGGGTGAGTTTTATAGACGGTTTTTCAGGCTATCCGAGCGAACAGGAAAGCACCAATCTAGTCAATTGGTCGGAGAGCTTTGCGGATTACCGATCAAATAGGTGTACAAAAGCGGATCAAGGGACGCCATCCATAATGCCATCGGGCAGTTTGGCATTGTTTACGGCAACCGGAGGTAACGCTCAAATAGGTAAATTTCTTTCACTAACGGCAGGCGTTACACAAACTTGGTCTATGTTGGTGGATGTATCTCAGGGTAATTTTGCGCAAGTAATCGATTCGAGTAGCAACTACACATCTATCAATTTAACCACTGGAGTGGTAGTTGGTACTAACAATCTAGGAGGGGTTGGCAGGTCTAAGCATATAATCGGCAACTATTACTGGGCTTCCGTCACGTTTACTACAATAACAGCAAGCAATCATTTCTGGCAAGTATCAGACGCGGCTGGAAGTAATGTAGCAACAGGCGAAACAGTTGCAGCAGGTTACTTCCAAGTGGAAAGTGGCACATCGGCAACGAGCTACATTAAGACGGAAGCCTCAACGGTTACACGAAGCAAAGACCTTGCTACTTTAACAGGTGCAGGTGAGCAAATCGGCGAATTAGACTCTACTG